GAGGCGCGGCTATACAGCTACAAGGTGGACAAGTTGACGGGCGATGTAACGACAGCGATTGTTGACGCGCATAATCACGGATGGGACGCCGTGCGGTATGCCGTTAGCCCGATGATCCGCCGAAAAGAATTCGTATTCGACTGCTAAGGGGCAAAAATGTTCGGGCTATTCAAAAAGAAAACCATCCCCCAGCCGATTTACTCGGTCCAGCATCAGCTAGAGGTTAAATCCTATAGCCTGCCTGAAATGACCCCGCGCTGGTCATTGTTTGCAAAGCGTCACGAGAACTGGGACGCCAAGATTGCAATCAATGAGGGCTATAACGCATCAGCCATTGTTTACACAGCTATTGAAAAGCGCGCCAAGCTGTTGGCATCCGTGCCGTGGCGTGCAGAGCGGTTGCGCGGCGATGAATGGGAACACGACGCAAACAGCCCGCTGCAACAGCTAATCGACAACCCAAACCCCGACACAACGTGGTATGAGCTGATCTACATGGCGTCACAGGCGCTTGATATTGCTGGCAACGCATATATGAGCGAGGTGCGCGGCGGGTCGCGTGGCCTGCCTTTCCAGCTATGGCACCTGCCCCCTGAATACATGCGTATTAAGCCGGGCCAGCAACAGCTAATCGAGCGATACGATTATGAAGAGCAAAACGGCACCACATGGCGCATCCCTTCTGAGGACATGATACATCTGCGGATGCCGAACCCGAATAGCCGCTGGTTCGGTATGCCATTGCTAATGGCGGCTGGCCGCGCAACGGACGTGGACAGGGAAAGCGGCGACTGGCAAAAGGCGTCACTGCAAAACCGTGGCGTGCTAGATATGGTCGTAAAAGTGCCGCCAGAAGTTGACGCAATGCAGCGGCAGGAAATCCGCGACAAGCTGCAAGAGCGCCAGACAGGGCCAAACAATGCGCGCGCACCAATCGTATCTAGCGGTGATGTGCAGCAACTAGGGCAAAACGCGGTCGAGATGGATTTTGTCGCATCCCGCCGCGCCGTGTGGACCGAGATTGCAGCCGTGTTTGGTGTGCCTCTTGCGGCTATGGGTTTTACCGAAGATGTAAACCTTGCCAACGCGCAGGCGATGGAAAAGCAGATCTGGCAAGACACCATCATTCCGCAGCTTGAGTTGCTTCGCAGGCAGTTTACGCAACAGCTTGCGCGCGACTTTGGTGATGAATGGCGGCTGACTTATGACACGTCGAATGTCACGGCATTGCAGGAAAACTTTGGAGACAAGCTGGCGAATGCAGAGCGGCTAATGCGGATGGGCTTTACCCGAAATGAAATCAACGCGCGCCTTGAGTTGGGCTTTGATGATATGCCCGATGGCAACGTGAGATATGAACCCGCTGGACTGTTGCCTTCGCTGGAAGGCGTCACCACAGACGAGGAAAAGGCCAACATCATCCGGCTGGCCTATGGCGCGTAGGACGCTATCAGGGCTTTCCCCAAGGCAAGAGCAGGCGTATCAAGAGCGGCAGCTTGGGATTGCAGCGCGCCGCATGGAAACGGCTGTAGCGCGGGAGGTGGCGCGGGGAATGCGCGAATATGGCGCGGCATACGGCAATCCCGGCAGGCAGTCAGAGGCGGTTGCATCGCATCGGCAGAGGATGGAAAGAATACTCACGCGCGAATATGAAAAGATGTTTGCCTCATTCGGGTTTCGCTTGCTGGACGCTGCAACAAAAGCGCATCCGCTTTGCATTGAAATTAAGAATGAAAACCTGTTCACGAGATTTGCACGCGACTGGATAGCGCGAACAGCGGCGTTCAAAGTCACCGCCATTGCCAACACAACGCAAAAGCAGGCTGAGAGCATTATAAAACGCGTGCTACAGGCGGGTCTTGCAGAGGGCGTGGCGAATATCGGTGACGGTATCATGGCGGCTATAAGGTCAGAGGGTGGCGAGTTGGCCCGCTGGCGTGGCAGGCTGATAGCGCGGACGGAAACCCACACGGCAGCGAATAGCGCGGCTCAGGAAGCGGCCAAGGCAACTGGATTGCCCGGCGTGCGAAAAGAATGGGTGGCAGCGATTGACGGGCGGGAAAGGCCGGAACATGCTGAGGCGGACGGCCAGACACAGGCGCTAGACGACCCGTTTATAGTGGACGGTGAAGAGTTGATGTATCCCGGCGACATGTCGGGAAGCGCGGCAAATGTCGTAAATTGCAGATGTGCCGTGGCTCATGTTGTGGAGGATTAAGCGGCCTTTGCAAACTTTGCAAACCATGCTATAAACTTTGCAAAGTCACTCGCGGGGCAGAGATGGAATACAAAGCACTGACGTTCGAGGCCAAGTCAGTTGACGCGGACCAGCGCACGATTGAGGGCTACGCGGCAACCTTCGACGCGGATGCGGTCGGTGATGTAATCCTTCGCGGCGCTTTCGCAAACACGCTTAAAGAGCGCGGGGGCAAAATCAAGGTTTTGTGGCAGCACGACATGGGAACGCCTATCGGCAAGCCCGTTGAAATGCGTGAAGATGACCGGGGCTTGTTTGTGAAGTCCTACATCGCCAACACCGAAAAGGGCAACGAGGCGCTCACCCTTGCGCGCGAAGGCATCATTGACAGCATGAGTATCGGATTCTCTGTCAAAGATAGCGATTATGACGAAAAGGGCATCCGCGTCATCAAGGAATTGGCGCTTTATGAATATTCGCTTGTAACCATGCCAGCCAATGAGGCGGCAATCATCACAAGCGTAAAGAGCATCACAACGCGAGAAATTGAGCGGGTTCTGCGAGAGGCAGGGCTTTCACGCTCTCAGGCTAAGGCCATTTCATTGCGCGGTGTGAACGGTCTGCGAGAGGCAGATGAGGACGCCGAGGCTATGGCGCAAATTGCTGAACTAGCCAAGGCATTTTCTGAAACTGCCCGTAGGGGCTAATCGAAAGGGCATCCGAAATGGATACCAAAGATATCACAGCCGCACTTGAGGCGGCAACGGCAGAGGTTAAGGCCCTAAAAGATCAAGCCGCGACTGAAGCAAAGGCAAACGGCGAGGCGCTTGCCGAAACAAAGGCAAAGCTGGAATCGGCTGAGGCGAAGGCGTCCGAAATGGAATCCGAGGTTAAAGGGCTTGATAAAGGCTTGAAGGAAGTGCAGGCAAAAATGTCTCGCCCCAACTTCGGCAAGTCCGAAGAAAAGACACTTGGCCAGATGTTTGTCGAAAGCGATGTTTTCGCAGAGGTCAAGCAATCTTCGCGCGGCACAAACAAGCCGTTTGAGATTAAAGACATCACTGGCACAGCGGGCAGTGCAATCGCGCTTATCCGTCCAGACCGTGACCCCACGGTATACCGCACGATTGGCGGTCGTCGCCAGATCCGCATCGCGGACCTTGTCCCAAGCGTTCCGACAGCATCGGGCGCAGTGGAAATCATGCGTCAATCCGGCTTCACAAACAACGCCGGACCACAGCAGGCAGGGTCTGAGCCTTCCGGCGCGCAAGGTGGTGGCGAGTTTGAGGCGAAGGCGCAGTCTAACCTTACTTGGGAACTGGTCACGGTTCCTGTGCGGACTATCGCTCATTGGGTTCCTGCATCGCGTCAGGCTCTTTCCGATGCGCCGATGTTGCAGGGCTTGATTGACACTGAACTGTCCTATGGCTTGCAGCTTGAAAGCGATGCGCAGCTTCTGTTCGGCGATGGCACAGGCCAGAACCTGACAGGCATCATGAACGATGCTGCGATTAACGATGTGGGCCAGATTGCATTCGGGACTTCGTCGGTTGACCGCCCGGCTGCAATGATTGACCACATCCGGCGTGCGATTACTCGGTGTGAATTGTTCGAGTATTACAACGTCAACGGCGTTGTGCTTAACCCGCAGGACTGGGAAACGCTGGAAACGGCCAAGGCGACTGACGGACATTACCTGCGCGTTCCGTTTGCCGCAACCGCTGGCGATGTGCCTCAGATGTGGCGCATTCCGGTTATCGTCACTAACGCTATGGCGGCTGATAACTTCCTTCTGGGCGATTGGGCAATGGGCGCGACACGCTACACCCGCGAGGGCGTTAGCATCCGCGTTTCGGAAAGCCACGCTGATTACTTCATTCGCAACGGTGTTGCCATTCTTGGCGAATACCGCGAGTGCTTGGCAATCAACCGTCCGAAGGCGTTTACCAAGGGTCTGTTCACGATTGACCCTGTGGACCCAACCTAAGCCTGAGTTTAGCGAGGGGGCGGGCGACTGCCCCCTTTCATAAGCACAGGAGCGAATAGATATGCTTTACCGCTGGCGTTCACACACACAAAGCCACCCGCGCGGGTATGAAGGGGAAATGGACCCGTCCAGCCCGCATACGCGCGACTTGCTGCGCATGGGCATCATCGAGCCTGCATCATTGCCAGAGCGCGAAACCAAGGTGGTTGCAGCGCCGGAGGTCAAGAAGCGGCGCGGGCGCAAGGCTAAATCCGAATGAACGAGTTTACCAATAGGCGGGCGGGAAAGGCCAAGACAGTGCAAGAGATTGTGCCGCCTGTCACGTTGCAGGAATTTGCGGACTTCCTTGGCGTCAATGTATCCGACCCGCTTTTGCCGGGTATATTGTCATCAGCGTCCGAAAGCGTTGTGGGGTTTATCGGTCGTGACTTGATTAACCGCACATGGACTTTGACGCACTGGGATTGGCCCGTATGGGGAACGCTTGCCGCGCGCAATGTGGGTAGACCTACAGGCGATTATCGCCGAGAGATAAACCTTCCCTACGCGGGCCTGCAATCGGTTGAACTAGTGGAATTGTATGGCGACCCGACAACGGATTTTGTTACGCGGGATGATGCAATCGTGTTGCGTGGCATTGGCCTGAGCGGTGGCAATGATGACCCGGCTATCGTGGTCGAGTATGTCGCGGGTTTTGGAGATGATGCGGATGACGTGCCGGAAAGCATCAAGGGCGCTATCTTGGCGCTTGCCGCGTTCAACTACGAGCATCGCGGGACTTGTGACGCGCATCAGGCCATTAAGCGAAGCGGCGCGGCTGATATGCTCGCGCAATGGCGCAAGGCTGAATTGCTGTGGTGAAGTGCTGCGACTATAACGCCGGAATGCTTCGCACGCCTTGCCAGTTTCAGCGCAAGACGCGGGTAAGCGATGGGTCGGGCGGATGGTCTGAGGCGTGGACTAACCTTGCGGGCGCGGCTACGCGGTGCAGCTTTAAGGCGCTATCGGGTGGTGAGCGGTTCCAAGCGCAACGGGCAGAGGCGACGACGCGCAATCGGATTGTGACGCGGTATTTTTCGGGG